GCCCCGCGGTAGACCCGCCGGGCTTTGGCCTGGCAGCCAGCCCCGCCGCAAGAGCGCAGGAGGCCAGCACCGATGCCGCAGCTGACCTGCTCGCTATAGATACAGGCGCGAACGAAACCGCAGACATTCTTTTGGAGGAATTGCAATGAAAAAATTATCCGGCGTGGCGGTCGTAACGACTGCCGAAGGTGAGCGAGTGAGCTACACCTACATGGAACTGGACGGTAACGGCAACATCACCAGCCAGAACAACCGGGGGTCCTTTGTAGCCCTGGACGAAGAGGTTCTGGCCGCCATTGCCACACTGAAAAACGCCGTAAACGCGCGGCTGTAAGGAGGATGCCCCATGACTGACAACAAACGCATTAAAGAGTGCAAACGCAAAGTTATTGCTGCAATTAACGAAGCAACGCTGCCGTTTGCCGTGACGGAGTTGATTTTGGAGAACGTTTTGAATGCCGTGCGCGAGAACATGGCAGCGGAAGAAGCAGCGGCGGCAAACATCATCGAAACTCCGAAAACAGAGGAAGAAAAAATGCCGAATTAAGGCGCTGAGGAGAAAAACGAATGAAACAGGGAACGCAATTTGCGCTGCCGGTTGAAATCGGCATGAGCCTGGACGAGGTAAGCCGGATCGAATTTGTGTTCAAACAGAAGAGCTGCAAAGGCTTCCCGGCCATTAAAACCAACGTCTGGCCCGACGACTGCACCCGGCAGGAAGGACAGAACATCATCCTTATCCCCTGGACGCGGGCGGAGACATACAAATTCATGGGCGGCGAGACGCTGTACATGGACACCCGCATCACATTGCGGGACAGCACCGACCAGCCGCAGACTGAGATTCTGGCGCTCAAAATGAGCCCGACCTTATTCCAGGAGGCGGATGGCTCATGATCCAGGTGCGAGTGGCCCAACAGAGCGCCGTATCGGTGCGCATTGCCGGAGCGGCACCCGTGCGGGTGGACGTGACCGGCACCGCAGTGGTTAGTGCGCCGGAGTATAGCGGGCCATATGACATCACGCCGTTGTTTACGGCGCAGGTTTTGCCCACCGCAAAGCGACTAATGCAGCAGGACCTAACAATCAAGAAGATACCGCAGTACGAGGTATCCAACGATTCAAGCGGCTACACACTGATAATAGGAGATGAATACTACAATGCCCAATAAATACGTAAACAAGGTTGTTATCGGCAAGGAAACGAAACTTGACCTTACCGCAGATACCATTACCCCGGACAAGCTGGCAAAAGGTATCACGGCACACGACAAGTCCGGTGCCCCCATTACCGGTACCAGCACAAAAGACGCTGACACCAGCGATGCCACCGCCGCTGTGGCAGAAGTGCTGAAGGGCAAAACATTTTACGCCCGCGGCACCAAAATGACCGGCACGATGCCCAACAACGGCGAAGTCAACGGTGAAATCAGCACCGTTTCCGGCAAGTACACCATCCCCATGGGCTTTCATGATGGCGCGGGCGGAGTGACCATCGCAGCGACCGAACAGGCTAAGCTGGTGCCTACCAACATCCGTGAAGGCGTTACTGTTCTTGGCGTGGTTGGCAGCATGAGCGGCAGTGAGGGCATGAAGCCGCAGGCTAAGAGCGTTACGCCGTCTTTCGAGCAGCAGGTTGTGCTGCCGGACAGCGAATACAACTGCCTGTCCCAGGTTACGGTGGCGGCTATCCCGGCCACATACGTTGATAATGCGGCTGGCGGCCAGACGTTGACGATTGGAGGCTGAGCATGGCGGTCAACAAGGTTGTTATCAATGATGAAGTTGTCCTCGACCTGACCGGTGATACGGTGCAGGCTGCCGACCTGCCGAAAGGGGTAATTGCCCACAGTGCCACAGGGGCCAAAGTCACCGGAACCACAAACTATGCCGGTTCCAGCAACGCGGGCGGCTCCGCAACGAGCGCCGAAAAACTAAATAACAGCCTGACCATCAAACTGAACGGAACCAGTCAGGGCGCATGGGACGGCAGCAGCGCAAAAACCATTGACATAACGGCAGCCAGCGTTGGCGCGACAAACGTTACGCTCAGAAGGTGGTGACAGTCGCATGGGTGTGTATTTAGGAAGTACGCAGGTAGATATGCAGGGCGGCTTTGTGACGGGTGGTGCCAGTGGGGCGAGTTTGCAGAGCAAGACCGTAAGCCCCAGTGAGAGCGCACAGACGGTAAGCCCGGACAGCGGATATGACGGACTGAGCAAAGTGACCGTGAATGCGATATCGAGCACTTATATTGGCAGTGATGTGACCAAAAAAAGCGCAGCAACTTACATCCCGAAGACAACCGACCAGAGCATTGCATCTGGGCAATACCTGAGCGGGACACAGACAATCAAGGGCGATGCAAACCTGGTGGCCGGGAACATTAAGAGCGGTGTGAGCATTTTTGGTGTGACAGGTACTTATACCGGCGGCGGGAGTTCCGGCGGCAGTGGCAATAACAATGTAGAGGCTTATGCCGTTACCAGCACCAGCCCAAGCGTTAGTTTTAAGACCGCCAGCGGAACCATTAAGATTTGGGGCTACGGCACCATAACCAGTCAAGGCGGCTGGGGCGGGCAGACTACGAGCCTGATTGCGTTTGCAGGCGACAAGTATTACAAGGGCGCCGTATACGGCGGCCCAAGCTCCACAAGTCTGAGCTTGAGCATCAGCAACGGAAAACTGACGGGGCTGCCGAGCGGATTATCCGCAATCAGCGCGATTGTGACGAGAGGTATTTGATTATGGCGACGGATACAAAACTTGACAACCTGGTGATCAACTACCTGACCCAGAGCCAGTACAACAATGCGAAAAGTTCTGGAACGTTGAATGCGAACCAGATTTATATGACACCAGCCTCCTCCAGTACCTATACGCTGCCTGCCGCTACCAGTTCAACCCTGGGCGGGGTGAAAATCGGGAGCAACATCACGGTGAGTTCCGGTACGATCAGCCTGACAAAGGAGAACGTGACAAGTGCTTTGGAGTATACACCGCCAACAACCGACACCAAGTACACACTGCCGACAGGTAATGCTTCGACCACGGGCGGCGTGAAGCTGAGCGATTCGACCAGTTCAACCAGTTCAACCAGTGGTGGGATTGCAGCAACACCGGCGGCGGTGAAGGCGGCCATCGCGGAAGCAAAACTTGCAGCCTGGCCGATTGGCAGCATTTACATGAGCGTAAACAGTACAAGCCCGGCAAATCTATTTGGTGGCACGTGGGAAAGAATATCTGATACTTTCCTGTTTGCTGCTTCCAGCAGTTATCCCGCAGGTAGCACTGGGGGCGAATTCACCCATAAGCTTACACAAAGCGAGCTACCGAATTATTCGCTGTCTGTGACCAACGGAAGCAACGTAATACGCTCCAAAACCGGAAGCACTGCGGATGCGTATGTCCAAACGCAATCAAGTGGCTGGGGTATTCCGAACTGGGAATCCAAAACCGTAACAGTCGCCTCCGGCGGTTCCGGGGCAGCCCACAACAACATGCCGCCTTATTTATCGGTATGGATATGGAAGAGAACAAAATAAGGAGGATAAAGATGCGGCTGAAGAGTGAAGACGTCCTGCTGCATTGGCCCCTGGCCCAGCACATTATCACCGCTGGCTGGCTCTACAATGATGGCAGCCTGCACCGGGCGCTGGATTTTCGCGCGGCGGTGGGCACGCCGGTATACGCTGCGGAAGCAGGCACCGTGACAACCGCCTACCACTGGAACGGCAAGCGCACCAGCGGAGATACCAACAGTTATGGCAACATGATCAAGCTGCGCCATGCAACCTACAAGTACGGCACACTGGAAACGCTGTACGCCCACCTGAGCAAGCTCTGCGTAACTCAGGGCCAGCAAGTGCAGGAGGGCCAGCTGATCGGCTACAGCGGCAATACCGGCAACTGCTACGGTGCACACCTGCATTTTGAAGTGCGCTGGAAAAGCCAGCGCACCAACCCGCTGAACTGGCTGGACCACGATTTTAGCACGGCCAGCAGCGCGGTCAAGCTGGGCAGCTACAGCAGCGTACAACACACAAAGGAAGTGGAACACATGAACCATGCTATTGATGTAAGCAAGCACCAAGGCAAATTTGATTGGCAGGCAGCCTATAACAAGGGCATCCGCCACGCCATGCTGCGCGCCGGGTATGGCCGCTACAGCAGCCAGGTTGACCCCCAGTTTGAGCGCAACTCCGCGGAGTGCACCCGGCTGGGTATCCAGTACGGCGTGTACTGGTACAGCTACGCCAGCACGCCGGAGGAAGCGCGGCAGGAAGCACGCTGCTGCCTGGCAGCGATTAAGGGCAAGCATCTGTGCCTGCCGGTGGCGTATGATATCGAGTACGAGCCGTGCATCCTGCGCCTGACCAACGCGCAGCGCACGGCACTTGTACAGGCCTTTTTGTCGGAGATTGAGGCCGCAGGGTATTACGGCATCCTGTATGCCAGCTGCAATTTTATTCGCAACCGCCTGGACTACAAGGCGCTGTCCAAATACGATATCTGGGTTGCCCAGTATGGCAGCACATGCACCTGCCCCCTGCCGTATGGCATCTGGCAGTACAGCAGCCGCAACGCTCTGGGCGTGCCCGGCTACGGCACCAGCCTGGATTGCAACAGGGTATACAAGGACTATGAGCAGCTGATGATCCAGGCAGGCTTGCAGGGCCACACCGCGCCCACCCCGGAGGACACCACCCCCAACAAGCTGGACAAGCAGCGTATTACCATTGGCCGTATCTCCAGCGGCGACCGCGCAACCATTCGCGCCCTGTGCGAGGGGCTGGGGCTTATCTCCGCCGGCCTATACCGCGAAACCTGTGCAGATGGCAACCAGTGGATGCTGGACGTTGGGCCGGTATCCAGCGGCGACGCCTGGTACATCATGCGCAAGTGTGCAGAGCTGCAGCTGATTGATGCAGGGCTGTACAAGGCCGAATATGTGGAGGAGTGATTTGGTGGATGCTATTGTTGTTGCGCTGATTACTGGCGGGTTGAGCCTTATCGGCGTTATTATTACCAATCTTGCCGGGCAGCGGCGCACAGAGCAGAGGATGGCCACCGCGCAAGCCGTGACTGATACAAAAATTGAAGAGCTGACCCGTGAAGTCCGTGCCCACAATAATTTTGCCCAACGTGTACCGGTGCTGGAAGAACAAATCAAGGTTGCAAACCACCGCATCACCGATCTCGAGAACAAAACCGCTTGAACACGAATACATAGGAGGAAAAACTCATGGATTTTGCATCTTTTGGCATCGCATCCGTTGCCTGCATCACCGTTATCTGCTACCTTGCCGCAACGGCTGTCAAGCAGACCCCGCTGGCTAACAAATGGCTGCCGTCCATCTGCGGCGCCCTTGGCGGCCTACTGGGCCTTGCCGCCATGTACATCAACGTGCCGGACTTCCCGGCCGCCGATCCCCTGACCGCCCTGGCCGTGGGCATTGTTTCCGGCCTTGCGGCTACCGGTGCGGATCAGGTTATTAAGCAGATCGGCAAAGGCAACTGACTGGCAAGTTACCGGCAAGTTAAATAATAAATAATTAAAGCGGCGGGCTTTCCCTCTTTTCAGGGATTGCCCGCCGCTTATTTTTTATGTAAATCTATCTAACACGCTCAAATTCACACGACTTTTCTACGACCTTTTTGAACAAATACGACCTTTACACGACCCAGATTCCAGCATTTTTCAGCAGTTCCAAGCAGTTATCAGCACAATAAAAACCGCATCACATCGGCCATTTTAGCCTTATGATGCGGTTTTTTCTATGGAGCTGGCGACAGGAATCGAACCTGTTTGTTTTGACGAATAATCGCTATATTTTTTGTTTTCACGACTTTTCTACGACCTTACTTTCAAAATAAGAATTTAAGACTTTTTCTGCTTCTTTTATTTGCCGCTCTTTAATATGCGTGTATATTTTACGGGTCGTTGATATGTCGGCATGGCCTAAAATCTTTTGCGTTTCAAGCTCTCCTATGCCAGCTTCGTACATGGCACTTGCCATTTCATGCCGGAATTGATGGGCTGTTACTGCCGGCTTATACAGATGGGTTGTAGGTGGTTTACGCTTACGCTCTGGGCCGTATGCCTTGTGATACTTGCGCTCTCTCCCCTGCTCTGCTGCATAGTCTATTTCGACCATTCCAAGGTCTTTACAATAATCAAGCCATAGCCGCCTGTATTCATACATTTTTAATGGCGCTTCGCCGCCAAGCAAATAATTATCTGCTTTCTGTTTTCTGGTCAAAAGCTCTTGCTTGAGTGGAGCTAATAGCGGAACGATTCGGATTGCATTTTTTGTTTTGGGGGTCTGTATCGTTGGCTGAGAATTAACCCAGGAGACTTCTTTTGTTATGCTTATTTCGTTTCTTTCAAAATCAATATCTTGCCATTGCAATGCCAGAATTTCCCCAAGGCGGCAGCCTGTGTACATAAACAGCCACGCACACAGTCCAAAGCCCTCCGGGTGAGCTTTTACAGCTGCCACCTGTTCTTCCGTTGGCGGCTTGCGTTCTTCTTTTTTTAATCCGCGCGGAAGATCAACAAAAGCGATCGGATTATAGGTGTTATCACTCTGTATGCACCAGTATTTGAAAATGAGGTTAAGAACGCTATTTGCATTCCGGATTGTGCTTCCTGCCTTACCCTGCGCGGCCTGCTTCTGGTTCCACAGCACAATCATTGCCGGGGTGATTTCTGCCATTGCATACCCGCCGAAGAATTCCAGAATGCTCACATATGCCCCATGATAAGCACGGGCATTCCCGGCTTTGATTCTTTTTAGATAATCTTTCCACCATTGTTCTGCAACAATGTCAAAAACTTCGCTCTCTTCCTTTGCCTTTACCGCATTTTCTAGGGCTTCGTCAATCTTCCGCTGTACTTCGCGGGCAGTTTTGCCGTAAAAATGCACAACTTTTCCGTTTATTTTTCGCTTCTTTTCAATATATCCGTCTGCCCGCTTTTTTACCTGTCCCAAATCAAATCCCTCCCCCGACACTATAGGTATAGCTTGTAAAGCTGCGGTTTTTGGCGCGTGGGGCCACAGCCGCGCAAGCGGGTGGGGAGCGCCAAACACAGGCCACGCGTGGCCTGTGACCGCACAAGGCGGTTTCGCCGCAGGCGAAATTACAAGCATTGCTTGTAAAGCCTGCCCGGAGGTGGTACAATACGATTGTCGGGTCGATTGTATCCACTTTTGTGGGCAAGCTGATCTATGGAAACGCTCTCGGTGCGCCAACACCGGGGGCGTTTTTTTTATTTATACCGTTTTATTACTCTTACTCCGGTTGCATCGCCAACAAAGCGTCTGCAGATTGTCCTCGGTCGTCAAGCCCCCCTTGGATACCGGCACAATGTGGTCGATTTCCAGCAGCAGGTGCGGCTCGTCCGCAGTAGATACGCCGCAGTGTCTGCAAGTATAGTGATCGCGTTCCTTGATATGTTGGCGCAGCTTGCTGGTCATAAGTGCCCGCTGACCGGCCACGCTCTTGCTGAACTTGATCTTCTCGGACAAATAGACAACAAAGCGGTTCAGATTGTCAATATCCATAACGATGTCGTAGGTCGTACCCGTATTTCCGCCCGCGCTGGTATACTTAAACTCATATTTCGGAAAGTACAGGGTGCTGAAGTCTACTTCCTCAAATCCGAGATTCTTTTCCAGCTTCTTCTGGCTGAACTTTTTGATGGCCCAAGGAATATCTGCAGAAATGCTCTCCAGAATTGCCGCCCGCTCAGCTTTTAAGGCAACCTTGCCATCTTCTGCTGCGGAGAAATCATTCAAAGCTGTTTCAAATTTTCCAAGGGTTTCCTCGTCAGCCTTGATACCGAAATATTTGCAGATGTACTTGAAAGGTTCTTTCCGTGCGTTATCGCAAACGGTGCGGGAACACTCGTAAATATAGGGTGCATAGACCCGCTTTTTCAGTGCATCACGTTTGACATTCCAGCGACTGTTGTCGTGATAGGCCGCCTCGCCGTAGTCGATACGGTTTACCACAAGGGCTGTGTTCTTCAGTTCCTCAATATGGTCGTTCAGATCGTTGCAGTCTCGGATATGATTTTGTATCGTCTCTTTTATGGCTCCGAATTTTTCACCCTTAAAATAGATCACCGCGTAGATTTGATACACAAGCACAATCAAGGCCAGAATCAGCAATAACGGCCAAGCATAAACCAGCAGTATAAGAATGAGGAAAAATCCCAGGCATCCCGTTAAAGCATTCATAAAAACGGCTCCTTTTTATATTGTTTGATTAAAGTCTACTCCCCTGCACTCTGTCCAATAGTGCAGGGCCTTTTTTATATAATCTTCGTCAAAGCTGAAATACTCCGCCAGCTGCCATGGCTCAGTGAATCCACGGGCCATAGCCTGGCGCAGCTCAGACACCGGCAGGTACTTTTCAACCGAAGCCGCAAACGCCCTGTTTTCAGCCTGTTCTTTGATCTCGTATGGACTGTACGCCAAGTAGAACGCCCCACTCAGATAGTGCCCCGCCTCATGAGCTAGCACGGTTCGCTCTTTAGCAGTCGTCTTACAGCGCGAACGGTCAATGACCAGAAAATTATCCATAAAAGCAATAGCTGTGTTGGCTTTGAGCTTCAATTCGGCCACATCCACGCCAAGCCCCTGCAGGTCATTATACATTGCACCGACAGACGTGTTCATCCTGTTTAACCTCCGGTTCCTTTTCGTTTGTTCCGTTCTGCCTTCACGCGCATGGACGCCATAATGTCGTCAATGTCATCTTCCGTCAAATGGTCTTTTACCTTGCCATAAAAGGCAATCAGCTGGTCCTGCATACCAACCTCTGTCTGGGCATCACTGATCAAATCGTCCACAGATACCCCGAAATACGCTGCTACTTTGGTAAGGGTATCGCCCGAAGGTGTAGCCCCGGTCTTTTTCCACTTGGTCACAGTTGAATTGCTCAGCCCAATTTCGTCTGCCGCACGGCTAAGACTTATGCCTTTGCTTTTGCAAAGAGCAGCATACATGTCATAAAACACAATTTCCGACGCTCCTTTTTGTACAGAGCGCTCAAAACTAACCAAATTCAGATTTAACGCTTGACTTTCTAACTAAATTCAGATATTATAGTGACACAGATTGAATCTAGTAAGGCATAGAAAGCCCCACAGTCTGTTGGCTTTGGAAAGATTTTTGCGCTGATATTTGTTGGCGCTTTTATCTTATCGCAAAATCTAACCAAAGTCAAGTTTTAGTAGAAAGAGAGGTTAGATTTGTATGCCTGCACAATGGACGGGCGAACTTGTTGGACGAATGCACAACGCGGGCGTTACCGCAAAGCAGTTGGCGGCCGAAATGGGAAAGAACCCCAAGTATGTTTCCCAGGTATTGAATGGGCACTATTCGCCCAAAAAGGCCGAAGCCGAGTTCAACGAAGCTTTCAAGAGACTTATATCCCCCAACCCATAAACCCATTCTACCACAACCCCTGTCCCATAGTCCGGACTTTGAGCCGGAAGGGCTGGAAATTTTGCAGACAATGAACATTTTCAAAGGAGGATATCCATGGCAAGAGAAAAAGACGGCTACCGCGATGCGCTTGAACGCATCCGCAGCCAGGCTTCCGGTGAGCTTGTTACTGTGAAAGAAGCCGCGCGGATTGTGTACGGCGATGACACCTACGCATCGGTGCGCTGCATCACTACCCTATCGGGCTGGATTACAAGCGGACGCGGCAAGCGAATCCCCGCAACCGTTCTGGCCCGCCAGATTTGCTGAACCCTTGTAAACCGTTTTCTCAACCTCATGCCCTGTCTCATGCACAGGGGCATCACCTGTCTATCAGTGCTCAGTCTTTTGCAGGGTATAAGTCGTTGTTTTTGGACTACCGGTCCAGTAGGGCCAGTAGATCAATTCGTATCCGTCACGAAAGAAGGAATGTCCCTGTGCATGAGATAGGGCGGGAGCAAAAGAATTTACCACAGAACAATGGAACTCTTAATTCTTGTTCTCAAGATACTTATTACTGAGCAGAAAGTCAATTTTCTTGACAACATCTGTCACATCTGCGAAAAAATCGAACGCTGGCTTATGCAGCATCGCTAAAAGGAGGTATCCCCCATGAACACCGAAAAAACCACAACCCGCATGGGCAGCACAACCGTAACCCAGACCGCCGAAGGTTTTGAGCTCAAAAACGGTCCCGGCATCAAGATTCCGCCGGATGTCACATTCAAGGACGTGAAGAATGAAACTGTCCTTGGTGACCCGAACAACAGGCACATCACAACCGGGTACATCCGCAGCAAGTCCGGCGGCAGCACAATCTACGACCTTGACGAAAAGGAGGAATAAACTCATGCCCCAAACAAAAACAGCCGCAGGGTGTCGCTCAACTCGTTGCGACGCCCTACGGCTGTTGTCTCACTGCGTTGGAAAGTGAAGTCAGTATACCGCAAAAGTTGCGCTCATGTAATACTTCTGCACAAATTTCTGCACTTTGTATAAAATCTTTCTCCGTTTTGCAGCGTCACTTTGGTACAAAACGCCGCATGTGTTGCTGCAAACTTTACAGCGGCGGCGCGGCGCGCTATAATGGCGGTGTTTATACGTAATAGAGAGGTCGGAAAGTCATGTCAAAATTATTCCCGCA